GCACCCTCCATAAATAGCTATTCTCAATTAGTTTGTGTATCAGGTAGTTCCGCAAGTATTCAGACAAATTTATTTGGTATTGCTAAAGGTTCTAGTATTATAGATGAAAATTGTCAGAGAATTTTATTAAGTAAAGAACTTGCAGCAAATGGTTTACAAGTTGCGTCAGTATCATTGCTTTGCCAAGACAAAAGAGTATTTAAGGCAATGGAACAAGCTGGTAGCTACTGCCCATATAAAGGTTTAATTGGTGAAGAAGCTCGTATTGGTTGGGAACAAAATCCACAGGATAGACCTGATTGGGAAGACATAAAGAAAGAATACAAAAATTTAGATGTAAAAGCATATAAGAAAAAAGATTTTTGTCGTAAATATAAAAGTCATAAGTTGTGCTTAGATTAATATTTCTATTATTATTTAGTTATTCAGTTAATGCTTCTGACCCTACTTTTACTGTTGGCACTGATCCTATTATTGATATTACAAATACTGGTACAGGATTAAGTTTAGGTGATGACCAAATGTCAGGCATGAAAGATATTGGTTTTGATTTTACTTTTTATGACCAAACTTTTGACCAAGTAAACATATCAATGAACGGATTTTTTACGTTCCAGTCAAATTTTTCTGTACCTAGAAGTAGGAATTACTTATCCGAATCGTTACCAGCAAGTTCGTTCAATTACAGCGTCTTTCCTGCATGGAGTGATTATATAAGAAGGTCTAATGGCAACCAATCACCCTATATACAAACTTTTGGACAAACATCTGATACAGACCAATATTTTGTTATAATGTGGGATAATGTTTCTGAATACAGCAATGGATTAAAAAGTACCTTTCAAGCTATATTATATGAAACAACAAACAAAATTGATTTTAGATATAAAAATTTACGCATACAAACACATGATATTACCATAGGCTTACAAGGTAATAATGAAGCAGTTACACATCTTCGTTATGAGGATAATAATAATACTACTTATATTATTGAAGATGCTTTTAGTTTATCCACAGGAATTGATGAGTCTTACTCTAACTTATCCACAGAATGTTTAACAAATTCTAATTACAGTGCTTTATGTGATGTATATGATTTAGGTTCTGACAGCGAAGAAGATGATATATTAGATTTTATAGATAATTTATTAGGAAATGATACAGAGGATTATGGGTATTCTGCCTTTGACGACATTGATGATGATATATACTTAGGTTTTGATACTATAAATTATGAAACAGGTGAAGGCTTGGCAACAGATATTTATATTATTGATATTGAAGAAGATATTACATTATTTGAACTAGAGGAGGAGCTGGATTTTGAAAACAATATCTTTATTGAGCCTGATTATGTTGATGTTATTGATGTTGTGGGCAATGACAATGAAAGACCATTAGACATTCTTGAACTACCAACTGTCGATTTATTACCAGATATTTACCCAGAAGATAATTATATTGAGATCGCAGAGGTTTTAGAATTAGAAGAAATGCCTGAAGAAATAATCGAGGAGTTAGAAGAAGAACTAGAAGAAATAGTTTTTGAAGAAATATTGGAAGAACCGATAGAAGAACTAGAAGAAATTGATGAAATTGATGAGCCTGAAGAAAGAGAAAATAATGTTCGTAGAAATGTTGTATCGACAAATAATTATATAAACGACTTAACATCTTCTATTGTTAGCCAATCAAATAGTTCATCACAATTACAAAATAATGCTGTATCTGGCTCTAGTGATTTTTCGCAATCTGGCATAAGTAATCAAATCGCTGCCGAGCAAACACAAACACAAAATGCTTTGCAGTCTGTCCAAACCATTGAAGTCAATCCTATTGGCAATGACGCAATGGGCGTTGCTATCGTACAAGTTCAGACTGTAACGACTGATAGCATAACCAATGAAATACAATCTATAACGACTGAAGTTATGACATCATCAGAAGCAGATCAAGTTGTTGCTAGTGTAATCCAAAGCAATATGGAAAGTTTGCAAGAGGAGATAGAGGAAAACCAAAACGAAAGTGGTGAGTATGATGTGCAAGGACAGTCTAGTCTGATTGCTTTAATGAATTATAAACAAGGTTGGGATAATTATTCTGCAATGAGTATTCCAGACGTTACTTTTTACGAACCTTATGAAATATATACAAATGTTGTTTTAAGTGATAATATTAATGCACATATATCAATGACAGAAGCCTCATCTATTGCAATGAATAAAATGGTGAGCAGTCAGAATTTAGATTTATTTAGGAGATACTAATGAAAAATTTAATGGATAATTTACAGAAGTATATTGTTTTAATAGGTGTTATCGCATCTATTGGTGGCGGCTTTTATACTGTAGCTACCAATGTTGCGACAATAAATAATCGTTTAGATAATTTAGAAGCTGTTGAAATAACATCTGTTGATGTCTCGCCACTAGAAACAAAGATAGCTATACTTGAAGAAAAGGTATCGAAGTTAGAAAAGGCTAATGATAATAGCCGCAACCCATTATTAGGTAACTAACACAATTTTGACATAGTTCGGCAACCACAAAAAAATCGTAAAATCTAGCTTTTTTTATTAAATAAAATCAAAAAAATAGTCCTCACTATAACAGGGAGGACTTGTTTTTACTGGTAATAAAAACGAGTGGAAGAACATATTACTAAACATTACGAGTGCTATTTGTATAATGTTCTTTCACTATATTAACGACAACAATGTTAATCTTATGTCTATTGATTTGTCGATTAGTTGCGGCACTAGACGTAAGAGAACTAACGAGTCAGAGTCTGTCAATGAAGATTTAGAATATCTTGCTTAGACAGATAATGATGACGCTTGCTGTTGTTAAATGTAAATAAGTTTCCATAAAAATTGATATATACCTGTCAACAAAAAATGCAAATTAACTTTATTAATATAGATTATTGACCTATGTGAATAAATCGGTATAATGGGGAAAAGGTATAAAATGGAACTTAAAGATAAATTAGAGCAATATGATATAAAACATTTTTCTGCCTCGCAGTTAAACATACCATTAAATTTATGGTGGTTTAAATATGTTAAACTTACATCTGAAGAAAGAAAAAAAATAGAGTTTGGTGTACCAGCTACATCAGGAACTGCAATACATGATGCACTAGATTTATCTTTACAAAATGTAAATCCTAACAGTTTTGAGTATGACCAAGAAACAATAGATTTAATCTTTGATGAAATAGGTAATGTAATTGACAGTCATATACCTGTTGATGAGAACGATAAAATTAAAATGATTGGCTGCAAAGAACACGCACCTCAAACTGCACAAAATATGCTTGATGCTACTATCAATGTATTAAAAGAAAGACGTGGAGATGATTTTAAACAAACAAAACATAAAACGTTTTTAAAAGGTAATTTTGAACAACAAATTTTATGGCAACCGAAAGGATTGGTTGTACCTATTATTGGATATGCCGATATGTTAGTTAATAATCCAAAAACTATAATAGAGTACAAGACGCTCCAACCAAGATTAGGTGCTGTAAAAAAAGATGGGAATAGAGGATTTTCCGTTGCCTCTATTCCTGTCTCGCCACGTATAACATATTTAGAGCAAATTACTGTGTATTGGGAAGCTATGAACAGAGAATATTATCCTATTATTATTGTTGGCAATAAAAACAAAGCTAAAGTATTTCACCCTGAAAATTGTGAAGATATGTCTTTAGAGAATATGGAAAGATACTCTAAAGCTATGATTAAAAAAGCTAAAACAAGACAGTCATTATTAATGATAGACGATCCTATAAGTGTTTTAGATACACCTGATTTTGAGGGTGATTTTTATTGGAATTTAGGCAAGGAACTAGAAGATAAGGCAAAAGAACTATGGCTAAAGTAATTAAACCAAAAAGATATAATGTTACTGTAACCCAAACTATTACAATTCAAAAAAAATTTACAGCATGGAAACCAGAGCAAGCATTAGAAATGGCAAAGGAAGATTACTGGGATATGCCACCAATGAAAGCAAAACATATTATTTTACATATGCCTATGACAGCAGAAGTTGAGGAAGTGTAATGGCAAAAAGATTAATAGATGGCAGAAAGAACGCTAAGGGTAAAAGATATAGTCACAGACCAAAGAGATATGAAAACTCATGGTATTGTAAGGAAACTAAAAGTTGGTATAGGAAACCAGATGGACAAGGATAAAAAATTTCACGTTGTTATACAGCAATTATTAGATAAATATGGTGAGTTTTCTTGGGAAAAACACTGGCGTGAAAAAGAAAGAAGAATGGAAAGAGATTGGGGTGGTAAATGGAAAGCTATAGGCAAAGATGACCACATGAAAACTTTAACAAGAATTAAAAATGGAGAAAAAGATGACTAAAGGCACAGTGTTTGAAACATTAAGTACCATTAAAATTGATAAAAAAGACATAGAAAAAAAAGGTCAGTTTAATTATATATCATGGGCAACTGCTTGGGATCATGTAAGTAGAGCTTATCCAGATGTTACTTTTACTAAAAAATTAAGTGATATAGATGGTTTTGTGTCAGTTTCTATTACTATAGAAGGCAGAACTCTTACAGAGGAGTTTCCCATATTAGATTATAAAAACAAACCTGTTTTAAAACCTAATGCTTTTCAAATTAATACTGCTTTTCAACGAGGTCTTGTTAAATGTTTAGGTATGTTTGGTTATGGTTTGTTTATATATAAAGGTGAAGATTTACCACCTGATAATGTTCCACGTGAAACAATACAAGAGCAGTCAAAAGTAGATTATGTTGATGAAGATTATCATGTAGAAAACATGGAAAAAGAAGGTTACGAATTTTCAATTAACAGCATAGATAATATAGACGATTTAATTGCATGGGGAAAAGATAACGCTGATAAAATTAATCAATCTAATCATACTGAATTTATAAGAGGAATTTTCATAAGCAGAAAAACTGCTTTAGAAGATAGAGTTTAATTAACTATAGGAGAAAAATATGAACTCATATAATACCACTGGTAATCTTGCCAACGACCCAGAATTAAAAAAAGTTGGAGAAACATCTGTATTAAATTTTACAGTTGCTTCTAACATTAATAAAGACACAGTTGTTTATAATGATTGTGCTTTATGGGGTAAGTTAGGTGAAAGTCTATCTAGCTTTTTAACAAAAGGTAAACCAGTAACCATATTTGGTGAATTATCTGGTATTAACGCTTATGTTAAAAAAGATGGTGATGCTAACGCTACAATAAGGGTAAAAGTTAATTCACTTAAAATGCACGGAACAAATGAAGTGCAAGATGCTACTCCGTCAAGCGTTGAGCCAAATGACGACATTCCGTTCTAAATGGAAGAAGATTTAGTAAACAACCCTCCACATTATCAAGGCGATAAGTTAGAGGCTTTAGACTCCATACGAGCTATGTTAGGAGTAAAAGGTTTTATTGCTTATTGTCTTGGTAATGCAAGTAAATATGTATGGAGATGTACTAAAAAAGGAAACTTTGAACAAGATTTAAAAAAAGCTAAATTCTATATAGATAGGGCTATTTACGAAAATGAACAAATTAAGAAATAAAGATTGTTTAGATAAGACGATAGAAAAGATATGTGATGATTTTAATGTATCGTCTATTGATTTAATATCACGCAGAAGGGTAAAAGAACTGTCGATAGCTAGATGGTTAATATTTAATTTATTAAAAACAAACTCAATATTAAGTTTAGTTGAGATTGGCAATAAGTATGACAAAGATCATACAAGTGTTATTCATGGCATACGAGAAATACAAAAAAGAGAACCAAAATTAATTAGTAAGTATCAATCTGTTTATGAGGATTGTAAAAAATAAAATGAAAAAATGGGATAATTGTGATGAAGCTATTATTGGTAAAGGTGTTAGATGCGGACAAGAACCTGTGCTAGTTTATGATTACAATAAATTAATAAAAGTTTTTAAAAAAGAAGGTATGTCAGAAGAAGAATCAATAGAATGGATAGATTATAATATAATAGGAGCTTGGGTAGGTGACGATACACCTATTATTTTATTTCCAAGAGTCGCCTGACAACCAAGACACAATAGAATGTCGAGTACCTGATGTAATAGGGTAAACTTTGTGCATGATAAAGCTAGGAAAACAAATTATATCACCTTTATCTCTTGGTATGACAAAATCATCTTCATTATCAACATCTAATTTAAGATCGCCACCCTTATAATCTTCTGTATCGCTTAACTGTATAATAGTTGTAATTTTTCTATTGGGTCGCATTGTGTTTAAATTTTGCCAGTTAATATCCATGTGACTGTCATATTTACCACCTGCTCCATAGGTAAGAAACTGTAGTGGCTCGGCAAAACCTTTGATGTCAAATCCCCAGTAAGTGTCATTAACAGTCTGCGTAAATTCACTAATAACACTAGCAACAAATTCTAACTCTTTGTCGTTAGCCTCAAAAGCCTTTACGTCAACATTTCTATACGCTTTATTATCGCCACCTGTAAGACCTCCATCTTGTGAAGGTATTTTTTTAACTGTTTCCAATATTGTATTTATCTCAGCGTCAGTTAAACACTGTTTTAAGTGACATACCTGTGGTACTACCATTATTCAGACTTTGGTTCAGTCTCAATTAATATTTTTACTTTTTGGCTTTCTGGTACATTAGCATTAATACCAATGTTAGAACTAGCACAACCTGTTATGAGTGCTAAAACAAAAACTGCCATTATAATATTCTTCATTTTATTACCTATATTTGTAGAAAGAATAATATCATGCGTTAAGTTTATTTACAAGATAATGTTGAACGCTGTCAGGTATGAGTGCTGTTCCTTTAATCATTCCATTTATAGCTATTTTAGAAACACCACATTGTTGCATAAGTTCTGTTTTTGATGTTCCAGTTTTTACTATTAATTTGCAAAATACTTTATGATCCATTTCTCTTTAACATACGATTACCGAACCAAAATGCAATAATTGCCGAAAACATACTTTGCGTTTCAATATCCCATGCAGCTACTACACCTTCTAATGGGTCGTCACCTTGCTGTATGGCTATGTAAACCTGTGTAACTTTAACAAAAGCAAACACAGAGAACAATAAATATGTAATAACTGGGCGTACTGATGCCTGTAAAGCACCTATAAATTTAGAAGAATTGTTTTTGGAAAGTTGCTCGGCATGAGCATAAATAGCTTTTGCTTCGGCTATATCGGCTTCTGCATCTAATTCTTGTATCTTATATTTAGACATTTGTTCGGCATATTTTGCCTTTGCCTCAAGCATAAGTAAATCTTGTTTAAATTTTGCTTTCTTTTCAAAGAAACCTAATACAGAAGGGAGAAAAGAAGTGCCAAAACCTAGTAAACTACCTAATAAA